ATATTACTTCCCTTTGCCGTTAATTGACTTATCTTTACGTTTGCCATTTTGCTTACTTAAATAGGTTAATAATTTCTTTATGTTTTCGTCTTTTGGTTTGTAGTTCTTCATAAATACCAGCCAGTATAATTGTTATTTGTATCCGGATACATATCTCCGTTTGAGTTACTATTATATTCCGGAAATAAATCGTTGTTAAATGCTATATAATCAATAAACCTTTCCGTGTAATGTTGTGCAATAGAACGCTCTTTTTCTATTAAGAAATCAATTTCTACCTTTTCAACGTTCGTAGCGTTTTCCGAATTGTGTTTGTACACCCCTTTGTTCGCTATTGTGTAAGCCGCAAAGGGTAAATATTCAACCATAGCCCAGTGAATAAGCATCGGTTTAATATAGGTAACTAAAAGGTTTTTATAGTTTGTAGGTATATCGTAAATTGAACTTATTGTAACCGCACCATTTGTGCCGCCCGTTACCGTTGCCGTACTTCCTACCGTGTAACCAGTGCCAGCCGTGTTAATTGCAGCCGCAGTAATTAAACCACCCGCCGCCGTAATATTCAACTTTAAGCCCGTTCCCGTTGCGCTTGTTGTATTTATAGCCGTTCCCGTAGTATATCCCGTTCCTTGGTTGCTTATTGTAATGGCAGTCGGTATTCCTGAAGCCGCTAAAATAATTTCGGACTTTAATTTTTCAAGTAAATCAGTACCCAAGTAATTTTGTATGTGAATGTCTTGCGCTATTTTGACGTACTGAATAAAATTGTCCGTGTCTACGTTGCCATTCATTGCAGTGAATTTAACAACGTCTTGTCGTGTTATGAGTAAAGCTTCAGCCATTATTCCCCGTATATTTTATTAGTTGGTAAAAATCCGTTATTTGGCATATCCTTAGGTAATTGACTTACTTTCGGATCGTTCTTTACAACGTATCCAAGTTTTTCGGCTTTCTTTACCGCAACTTGTTTTAATTCTTTGCTATTAACATCAATTGCTTTACCGCTAAATGTAGCGTAAACCCTTTTATTCCAACGATGCCTACAATTTCCACCGCCTTTATAGAAAAATATATTGTAAGTATCAGCGCCTTTCGGGCCCCAACCAGCATTAACGACTTGCGAACTCATTTTAATAATGTCTTCTTTACGGTAAATTTTATTAGCCGCTATCATTCTACGACAAAACTCACGGCTTTTAGCACTTGTTTCTCCAGCGTAAACGTATCTCGTAATGAATTTAACGCCATCAATTACTTCGTCTTGCTTACTTGTTATATTAGGTCTATTGTCGCCCGTCTTAACCAAGTTAACTAATTTGCTTAATAAGGATTGTTTAGGCTCTTTTGAAAGCGTTTCGTTCTCTTCGTCGTCTTTGTCATAGTCTACTTCGTATTCGTCTATTAAAATCGAGTTTTCGGGTTCGTCTTCGCCTACGTTAATTAGTAATTCAGCTATTTTAAAATCTTTGCTTAATAATTCGGGTGCTAAATCGTTACCGCCTTGTTCAGGTGGTAAACCTACAATACTACGTATTTCATTAGCCGTTAACGTTTCTATTACTTTATTTGCTACTAAAGGACTTAAATTATTTATTGAATCTAATAAACGTTTTTTATCGCTGTTAGTTGTTAAATCTCCAGCCGAATCAAGCGGGTTTAACGTTTCAAAATACATCTTTAAAGTAATTCCGTTATAATGTAGAATAGTTTCAAACGCATCTATAATTTGGTCTTGAACTGGCTTCACTACCATGTTTTCAAATAACACTTGCGCGTTACGTAATTCATCAGCATTTGAGCTAAAACCATTAGCCGAACCTAAACCGAATAATAACGGACTTGTAACGTTATGCGCTAACATAATTTTTTTAACGCATTCCTCACTTAAATACGTGTAATGTTCGGGCGCATCATTTAACGGTAAATCGTCTACCGTTGTTTTACTTTCTTGGTTGTTATTAAAAGCTACAATAACTTTTTGTCCTCTCGAACCCGTTAACTGGCTTAACACCTTGCTTTTAATTATACTTTGTTGTTCTTCAGTAGGTACGCCGTTATTGAAGTTTACTACTTTAGTACCTGAAAAACCGTTTTGAACTTCGTTAATTAAATAATCAGCAATTTCTTCTTCTAACTTTGCATAAGGTAAACCACCTTGGTAATCAGGCAAAGCGTAGTATTTCATTCCTACCGCATACGGCTTTGAATAAAGTATTTCTATTTGTTCGTTTGAATATCCGAAAGCGGGTATTCTTTTAGGTGCGTATTTTTTTACGTCCAACCAATTATCCGAATAATAATATCCTTCTATTTCTCCGTCTTTATTGCACTTTTCAGCACGTAATAAATTCACGGGTATGTGATAAGCCTTTAAAATTCTTTTGTGGTCTTGTGAGTAATGTATTTGCATTGCAAATTGTCCGAACATTTTTCTATCCAGTACAATTTTACGAATACAATCGGGGTTAAATAAAGCCATCATTTGAGCGTACTCGTTAGGCTTTTTGCTTGCGTCTAAAGCACTTAAGCCACGACCGTAAATTAAACGGCTTACATTGTTTATAACGCTTGAATTAGTAGTTGAATTAACGTACCTATCTATAATAAATTGAAAGTAATTATTATCTACTCCGAATTCAACCCAAGCATCTCGTTTTGACTCTTGTATTACGGGCGTTGTATAGGAACTTAATTCTAAAACGTGTATATTATTCATAAACTATAAATGTGTTTGAAGTACTATTCGCAGTATATTGTCCGTTATTTACGGAAAAGTTTACTATACTTTGATCAGTACAAAATATCCTATCCTTATAAACTACGACCGCACCGTTTACAATTACTAAATCGTAAAAGTGATTTTCTTCTAAATTAAAAGTTGCTTGCAACGTGTCGTAATATTCTCCATTCGTGTAAGTGTAACCCGTAATTTGTACCGTTTCATTCGTTTGATCGTCCGTAATTGCTACGTAATTAAAAGACGAACTACGTGGTATAAACACAATTGTTTGAGCGCTTGTCGAAGTAGTTAGAATAATCATATATTATAAACGTCAAAAGTACGAATTTGTCCTTAAACAAAAAACACCTACCGAAGTAAGTGTCTTTTGCGCAAGTATATAGAAGAAAAGAATTAAGAAGTTATAATGCTTGCATCAGTGCCAGCTCCATCTTCAAATAGAATTTTTAAAGCCGCTTCAGTAGTAACGTTCAAGAAATTAGCTGGGCTTACCTCCATGGCTTCAAAAGTCAAATTATACCCATTAAAGTCACCAAGGGCAGATCCTGAAGAAACAGTTCCCGCAGTAACATCAGCACCTTGTGTAAGTCCCATTAAAAAGAATTGGTCTGTCATTGTTCTAACAACTATTCTCGGACGTCCGTAAGCCAAAAGTTTAACGTTTTTATGCGTTGTTGCGTCTTGTCTTTTTAATTGAATAGTAAGTGTTTGTTGAAAAAATGTAGTACCGTTTTCTCTACTTGAATTAATTGTAGTTTCAAAGCTATTAGCACCTTTTAATTCGTATTTATACATAGGTAAAGCACCAACTGCAACTGGCGTCCAGTCGCTTATGTTGTCAGTACCCGCAACGTATGTAACCGCAGAAGGGTCTAAGTCGTCGTAGTTTATAAAGTATATCGCTTTCAATCCTGAAACCGAATCTTTGCATTGTTCAATGCGTCCGTTTGCTATATCACAACTCATGTTATTTAGTTTTTTATGTTTAACAAAAAAGGCGGCGTTTATTGCACCGCCTTATTTTAGTTTATGTTATTTTAGTTAGCTGAATTTACAATTCCGTAAGTAACCAAATCCGAAGCAAAACCGTATTTCGCATCCGCAGTAAATCTCATTACTACACGTACATTTTGACTTCCGTCAATATCACTTAAATCAATAACTTTGCACTCATTCATCTCATTCATCAAACCAGTCGCAAAGAACAAATTAGAAGTTTGAGACAGTAAAGCAGTGTTTGAAGCAAGTCCGTTAGCTAAGAATATTTTAACACCGTCGAAATACAAGTCATTCAATACTTGGTTATTTCCTTTGTTGTCGTAACCGTTAGCACCTACTCCTGAAGCAGCGAAGCCACCTAAAGCACGAACATACGCTCTATAAATGTTATTTGAAACATACAAAGTTAAATCTTCTTTACCGTACAAAGCAGCTGGCAAAGCATCAACGATTGAACCTAATTGAGCAACAACGTTAGTAGCATCAACCGTAGTACCCGCAATTTCTTGAGCAGCTGGCAAAGAAGCATCAGTAGTTAATTGTGTCATGATACCAGCGAATTGTCCAGCCGTTGCGTTAACACCTCTCCAGATAGAAGTTTCCATTCCAGCAGCAACTTTTTCAGCAGCGTGTGCAATTAAGAAATCAGCGAATGATTTAGGCAAAACATCGAATGCAGAATAACCCATTTGAATTGCATCCCAGTCTTGTCTGAAATCACTTTTACACAATTGTAAGTTAACTTGAAAAGATTCAGGTTGTAGAATTCTTTCAGTTAAAGTTACTGTAGAAGTAGGGTCAAAATCACAAGTTGCGTTTTTGATAATGTCATCAGTTGCAACTCTTTTAATTACTTGTTTGTACTTTACATTCGGCATGATAGTAATACCGCCTTTTTCCAAAGTTGGTGCGCTTAACAAAGCTGCAGCGATATATTTTCCAGCGAACTCACCAGCATACGTTGTAGTAATACTTTGAGTAGTTGATAGGTTAATTTTTTCCATTTTTATTTAGTTTTTTATTTTATTTATACTACGGTTAAAGTAATTGCACCAGCAGTCGTTCCAAGTCCGAAAACATACCAGTTTGTTCCGTCACCAACTAATTCTACAAAGTCGCCGATTGTATCAGCAGAAGCCGAAAAAGTAATCGTGTTTTCATCAGCACCCGGTACGTTAACGCTATTCACGATAACACCACCTTGAATTTTGCTTGTAGCCGCTTTAATAGTCCAAGCAGTGGTAGCGAATAACGCACCTACTACAAATTTGTAAGATTGTCCAGCGCCATCAGCAACGGCTGGTAATGTAATTTGCGCTCCAGCAGCAGCGTTTAGAATAAATACTTTACCGCTATCTTCAGCAGTCAAAGTTGTTGCACCTGTCAATGTTTCAATTACACCTACTTGACGTAAAGAATCATTTGAGATACTTGTAAATGTTGTACTCATTTTTTATTGTTTTTTTAAATTATTACTTATTTAGTTTGTTTAAAACTGAATCCATTATAGTACGCTGTCTTTTATTAGCGAACTTAAATGATTCAACTTTGTTTTCGTTTTCAGGGTTAAAAGAAATTGGTTTAACTTCTTCGTCTTTTGATAGTTCAACTTCTTTATCTTCGTTCAATTTAGAAAGTTCAGCTTTTAACGTTTCATTCTCTTTTTTCAACGCTTCAATTTCCGAAAAGAAACTTTCTTTAATTGTGCTTTCAACTACTTTTTTAGGAGCGCTTTTAGCTGTTTCCATTTCTTGTTCTTTTTTCGCTTCTTCTTCGATAGGCTCTTCAACTTCTACTTCTTCTTCTTCTTCAACCTTTTCTTTAATTTCGGAAATAATTCCTTCTTCAACAACGATCAACATACGACCGTCTTCCATTTCGTATTCTCCTACTGGCACGGGAATTTTTTGTTCGTCTTCCGTTACTACGAAAATTTCGTTACCAGCTTCAAACATATCAGCTTCAAGAACTGTTACGCCATCCATTAGTTTCATTTGTTCAAGTTTTACTTCCATTCCAAGTAAAGTTTTGATTTGATTGATTAGGCTATTTTTCATTTTTATTTTATTTATTATACTTTTCGATTGCTTCGTAAGTTTTGTAGCTTCTACTACCGTCGTCTATTAATTGATATAAATCCCTTAAACTTTGAATACTATTCGGGTCTATACCTAAATCTTTTGCTTGTTTAGTTACATTAGCAATTACCTTTTGAGCATCAGCATAAACTTTTTTATCAAAGGCATAAAATTCTCTTGCTTTTGCTTTTAAAGCCATAAACTTGTCATCTAATGATTTATGCTCGTTAAATACAGTTTGATAATTAGCATTTGATTTAATGTATTCAGATACGACTTTTTTTAAGTCATCTACCAAAGCAAGTTCAACTTCGTGCGAAGCTAAATTTGTTGTTTCTTCTTTAAACAACTTTCCGAAAACTGTTTTTAGTGTATTCATAACTTATTAACTTTTAAAATTTTTACTTGTTCCTTTTTTAGCCGTTTTGCCGTACTATCGTTCGTACTCCGTTGTTATCTGTTACCGTTACATTTTGCGGCGTTACGCTGGCTGTTTTACCTATTCCTTGCGCTTCTAAACTACCGTCACAACAATCTTTGTGGTATTTTCCGTCTTTACATAGGCATCCACGTTTACCACCACGGGGACTAACTTTACTTGCTGTTCTCATTTATTTATTATATAGGTTTGTTGTATTCTTCAATTAATTTAGGAATAACATTTATTTGTCCGTAAGCTTGTTTTCCTTCTTTATATGCTGGTATTGAATTGAAATCAATTCCTAATTCTTTTGATTGTTTTACTAATTTTTCTAATTCACCCCCTAAAACATCGCTTGAAATTTTAGCATTTTCTTTATATGAATTGATTTGCTTTCGTAGGTCTAAAATTCTTTTTTCAGCGGTTGTAAATTCAGCTTCTAATTTATCTACGTCACTTACTATTTTATTCGCTTTAATTGAATAATCTATTATAGTTTGAACAGTTGATAAATTAACTTCGTGTTTTGCTAATTTAATTTCGTTAGCGTTCGCATCCATTTGCGAAATCATTTTTAAAATGTTATTCATTTTTTTCATATTCTATTTATTATCTATTTGTTCTAACTTTCTTTGCGCCCACTCAATACCAGCGTCACCACCCCAACAAAGCCACATTAAACGCCCGCATCCGTCCCCTAATTCCTTTTGTGAATTTTCTTTGTGACGTGCAAATGAAGCCATTCGAGAAATTGTTTCTCTACTTATGTTTTCCCCGTTAGCAAGTTGGTTGGCACGTGCTTTTCCTACGGGCGTACCGCAGTCACCCCAACCGTTTTCTTCAGCATAACGTAATGCTATCTTTGCGTTTTCGCTTGCTTCTTTAGGATAGTCGTTATACGTTTCTAATTTAGTGTCAAGTATTTCTTTTAGGAATGCTATTATTTCGTCTTCTTCGTTTTGTTGTAAACTCATTTCGTACTTGTCTACAAAGTGACCTTCAATACTAAATCCTTTTACTTCGCCGTCTTTTACCTTTTTCCAAACATCGTCGTTGTTTACTTTCATTGAAATCATCCAAGTTCCCTTTGGTAAATTAAAGTTATATAATCGGCTTTTGTCCGTCTTTTCGTCTTCAATTATCCAGCTTTCAACTACACTCATTCCGTCAAGCATTTTGCGTTCGTGTTCGTACGTTGCGTTATTTTGATTTGAGCGCATTAAAAACAATTCACTTGCTTTGCGTACCGTGTCCTCACTAAAATAAATGTAGAACTCTTTGTCCTTATTTTTACGGTAAATTTGTTTATTAGGCACTAAAGCCGCACCCATCAAAATACGTTTTTCAGCATCTACTTCTTTTAGTTCAACTTCATGCTTTTTTAACGCTATAAAATTCTCCTCGATCGCGGGACTTTCAACAACTGAAACCGCATTAATACCAGCTTCTAATTTTGTTTCGTCAATTAGTAGTTCTATTATTTCAACTTTTGCCATAATTAATAAACTTATAAAGTTGCATTTTGTACTCTATTCCTATCCAAAGCCTGTGCGCTTGTTACCTCGCCACTAACTACGTATGCTTGTGTAGGCGTTTGTTGTAATTGTGCTAATTGATTTATACCGCTTGAACCTATTGTGTTAAAGTTAGCAGTCATAGGCGAAGACGCTGGAGCGTTTGAACCACCACCGCCACCGCTTGAACTACTACCGCCACCGCCGAATTTAGAATTTGCAATTTTAATTATATTAGCCGCACCTATTGTAGCAGCAATTGCCGCTTCTACAAATTGTTGTCCCGTTGCTAATTTAATAGGGTTACCACCAGCAGTTAACGCACCCGTTACCGCCATTGCAGTATTCGTAATTGCAGCGCCTAAATTAAAAGCCTTTTGAATTTGGAATTGTTTACGTGCGTCCTTTTCGTTTTTAGTATTAAACGAACCCGCTAAATCAGCTAAAGCGCTAAAAGTGTTACCCGCAAGTTCAAGCGTTTTTTGTCTTAACTCGTTTCTTCTTTGTAACTCTTCTTCGTCTATTTTCTTTTTCTTTTCGGCTTCAACTTCGCGTATTTCTATTCGTTTTGCAGCAGCCGCAAGTTCCGCTTCAATTTCTAATTTCTTTTGATCATTTTCTTTTTTATGCTTTTCCTCCCAAGTTGCAATATCAGCGTTATCATATTTTAATTGTAAGTCGCGTAATTCTTTTTTTAACGTTTCATCAATTAATTTTTCAGCATCGGCTAATTGTTGCGCATCAACTATTTTATCTTTTGAACTTGCAAGTAAATCTTCTTTTTCACGCCTTGCTTTTTCTTTTGCAAGCGCCAGTTCTTTATCGTACCCGTCAGCCATTAACGCCAAACGCTTGTCTATATTTTGACGTTCTAAATCTAAACGTTCTTTTTCATTCTTTTGATTTTGGTCTGTTAAGCCTTGTTGGTTTTTCTTGTTGCGATCCAATTTAATTTGCGCCATTTTATCTTCGCCTTCTAAAATCTTATCTTCAACGCCTTGAATAGTTTTATCATAACCTTCAGCTACGGCTTTCGGGTCGAATAAAACAGAAGCAAGCTGTTGAGAAACGTATTTATCCGTTAACTCAAATAAACCTTTACTTAAACTTGTTCCTTCTAAACTATTTATAAAGCCTGAAATTTGTTTTTCAATACCAGCGTAAGTGTCACGTATATTTCCAAATATTGCTTTAGTGTCAAATGTAGAAGCACCCGCAAGTTCAAGTAATTTATTTACACCCGTTAACGCTAATTCAAGCGGTGCAATTAACGCTTCGAACATTATTCCACGTAATTGCTTACCAAAGTTAAAAGCCGATTTAG